GCTAAACGGGGACTATGCTTTAATTTCGGAAGCCTATAGCGCGTACAAAAAAATAACCCCCGATCCGTTATCACGGAATAAATTCGTCCGGCAGATAAAAAAAGCAGATTCCCGCATCTTCGTCAAACAAAAAAAAATTGACGGCTATCCCGTTCTTGTCTTTTCGGGTATAAAGCCAAAATGAAAAAGGCGGGGCTATAGTTGTCATACTTGAAAGATGCCGACATAGATTTTTTAATCGAGCAATTCGCCGACCTGATAGAGTCGAAAAAAATAAAATTGCCGACGGAATATGCCGAAGAAATCCGAGTCCTTCCGCCGGAATTGACGCCTTTTCCCGGGCCTTTTTCATACGAAAAATTCCCGTATTTTAGGGAAATTGTTAATTCCCTAGCGCCGACCGACCCGATTAAGGAAATCGCCGTTATGAAGGGCAATTCGATGGGGGCGACGACGGCGGTTCTTGAAACGGGAATCCTTTATTATATCGGCTGCGACCCGAAACCCCAGCTATACATAACGGCGGACTCCGAATTGGCGAAGACGTCAATCGAAATAAAGGTCGACCGAATGATCGACAGCGCGGGGCTGCGACATTTGATTTTTTCGCAGACTAAAAAAAATAAGGGAAGCGAAGACTCCGGCGATACAAAAACGTCGAAGCAATATCCCGGCGGATTTTTATATTCGTATGGCAGCCGAAGCCCGGCGCGGTTTCGGTCGAACCCCTACCCTGTCGCTCATGGCGACGAAGTCGACGCCTATCCTGAAGCGATAAAAAAAGAGGGCGACGTTATATCATTAATCCGAAGCCGTACTAACGCATATTCCAAAACCCGGAAAATACTTTGGATTTCGACGCCGCTTATCGAACAAACAAGCAAAATAAACGGTTTGTATTTAAGCGGTGATCAGCGAAAATTTTTTATTCCTTGCCCCCATTGCGGCGAATATCAGGATTTAGTATGGCATGGGGTACACGAAGACGGTTCCGTTTACGGGATTGTGTGGGAAAACGACGAATTATTTAATCCGAAAATCGAAACGGTCGCTTATAAATGCAAATACTGCGGCGGACTAATAAAAAATTATGACAAACCGGCAATAATTAACCGGGGCGAATGGCGTCCGACGGCGAAGCCGACAAATCCCCTTTTGCGGTCTTATCATATATCGCCCCTTTACAATCCCCCGGGAATGTTTAGCTGGGAAGATTTTGTTTTTGAATGGTGCGAATGCTGGGACGTCGAACATAACCGCCTCCGGGACAAGGAAAAATATCGGTCGTTCCGCAATTTGAAGCAAGGGCTTCCGTTCACGGAAACAGGGACACAGCTCAAGTACGAACGAACGCTGACTTATAAACGGACGGGCTTCGCAAGGGGTCATATTCCTAATGAAATGGCGAAGCAAAATTCCGGCTCAATAATTTTAATTGTTATCGCTTCGGTCGACGTTCAAAAAGACAAACTTTTTGTCGACGTGAAAGGTTATTCGGTAAACGGCGTTACATGGTCGCTTGACTTTTTGGAAATCAAAGGCGATACAGCGGACTTCAACGGACCTTGGGACGAATTAGAAAAGTATATCGGCGAAAAAACATTCACTTCCGACGACGGTCACGTTTATAAAATCGTTATGACGATGGTCGATTCGGGCTGGAACACGCAGTATGTTTACGCCTTCGCCGCCCGTTATTCTTCGGGGATTTACGCTTGCAAGGGCGCTGACTATTTAAGGGGCGGCGAAACTTTTAAATTATTTAATCGGTCGACGCTCGATTCAATAGCCCTACAAAAGGCTTATCATGTTAATACTTGCAAAATGAAAGATAAAATTTATAACTCGTTAAATAATTCGGTATGGAATACCCATGAATTACAGCCGCCGTGGTATCCTAATTTTCCCGAAGACTATCGGGACGATTACTTTAAACAATTTGAAGCCGAAAACAAGGTCGACGAATACGACCGAAAAACTTTCCGCTATCTGCGGACGATTTGGAAGGCAGAACAAGGAATCCCGAATCACGCCTTCGATACTTATAATTATAATTTGGCGGCGCTTGAAATTTTCGCCGACAGCTATTGCCGGGAAGTTTTACGGCTTCCCGGTCTTGACTGGGACTTTTTCTGGCGCGATATAAAAGCGAATCCATTTTTTGAAAGTTAATAGCCTCATAAAGATTTGAAAATTATATTTCCTTTATGCCGATTATCGATCCGAACCATCCCGCGCTGACGGGCGATCCGAAACAATTTTGGAAGGACGAATTAAACAATGCGAAAATAATTCTTTATGAATTAGACAAGGCAATTCACGCATTAACAAAAAAGGAAATTCGCCAATATACGATTAACACGGGGCAAGATTCGCAGACCGTTTATCGGCAAGATTTGCCCCAGTTATACGACCGTCGGGAAAAACTTTTGGCTGAAATCGCCGAACTGGAACTTAAAACGGGCGAAGCCGTGACGAGCGCTTCGCCTTATCAGGTGGTTCCCGAATGGTAAACACAGGCTTTAAAAAACTTGAAGATTCTTTGATGTATTACGCCGCCGACGCCTTGTCGTCCGTTTTCGACGGCGACAAGTTTCCCGGCAGTTTCGGTTATACCCGGGATTATTTACAAGAAAACGGACTGGATTATTATTCCCTTCGGAAACGGTCGCTTCAGTTATTCGTCGAAAATCCCTATGCGTCCGGCATTATAAAAAGAATTATCCGAAACGAAATTTTTACAGGCATGATGCCCGACCCGACGCCGAACGGCGCGATTATATGGGCGAACGACGACGAAGAAGAACGGGAAGAGCGAGCCATTAAATACGGGTCAATTATAAATGACGGATTTGAAATTTACGCCGCCGATTACAATGTTTTTGATTATAAAAAACAAATGACTTTCGGCGAATTTCAAGAACAAGTCCGCCTTGAATCTATCCTTGCCGGAGACGGAATAGTTATCAGCCGAATAAACCCGCAGACAATGCTTCCTTCATGGGACTGGGTAAACGGAAATTTTATAAAAACGCCGCCCGAATATTCCCCCAAAGGCGGAAATACAATTCTTCACGGCGTCGAACGGGACAGGCAGGGTCGCCATGTCGCCTATCATGTCGAAGAATGGGTCGACGAAAAATTAAAATATACACGGGTTCCCGTATGGGGCGAAAAATCCGGGCGTCAAATATCATGGATGGTGTATGGCGGAACAAAATTATTAAACAACGTCCGGGGAACGCCCCTGCTTGCGAATTGTCTTTTTATGTTAAAAGACCTTGACCGTTACCGTGACGCCGAAGTCCGCGCCGCCGTCGTTAATGCGTTATTTCCCCTTTTCTTGAAAAAACAACCGGGCGCGGGCGGCGGTTCAGTCCTTGACGGCGTCAAAAAAAGACAATCCGGCGACACTACCCCGACGCCGGAAGCCGCCGAAAAACCGACGCTTCCGACCGTCCCGGGAATGTTAATGAAACTGGCGGACGGCGAAGAACTGGGGAGCCTTGCGACGAACCGCCCGAACGTAAACTTCGGGACTTTTGAAGGAATCGTTATTTCCGGTTTCTGCTGGACGCTTGAGCTTCCGCCCGAAATCGGAATGTTAAAGTTTACAAGCTCCTATTCGGCAAGCCGTCAGGCGAATAATGAATGGGATATTTATTTAAAATATCGGGCGTTAAAAAATGCGAAGGATTTTTGCCAGTTAATCTATCAAGAATATGTTATTCAATCCGTTTTGAACGGGACGCTCGTTATCCCGGGACTCAAGGAAGTCTTATTCAATCCGAAAAAATGGTTAATCCGGGGAGCATGGTTAAAATGCGAATGGGCGGGATTGTCCCGCCCGTCGGTCGACATACAACGGGAAGCGGGGGCGTTAATCAGTCTATTAAAGGTCGGCTGTATGACAAACGACATTTTATCGCGCCGATTTACGGGAAAATCATTCAAGGCGAATCAATACACACTGCAAAGGGAAAGAAAATTAATGACGCGCCTCGGCTTCGTTTCGGAAATCGACGAAGATGTGCAAGGAAGACCCGCATATTCCGCCCCCGGCTTCCCCGACGGCATTGTCCCGGCAGACGACACTTCCGACAATGACGACGATTCCGAAGACAAAAACAAAAAAGTAAAAAATCAAAATAAAAAAGACAACGAGGGGGAAAATTAAAAATGCCGAATTACATTGAAACTGTTGTTAATTATATTCCGACGGCGGTTACGCTTTTTATTTTTTTTACGTTTCTTAAAAATAAGAACGTGAAAAAATTTGAAGCGGGGTCTGTCAAATACGAAGCGAAGGACGACCCCGCCGATCCTGACAAGGGCAAAAAAGACATTGAACAAGACAAAACAATCGTCGCCATAGTCAAAAAAATTGAAGGACTGGAAGCGATTATAAAAGACGACATGACGGAAAGAAACAAAAAATACAACGAATTCGAAAAACGCCTTGATAAACAATATGAATATGTCAAGGAAGCCGCCTTAAAATCCTGTACGGCAATAGTATTCGCAGACGGCGTCCCGCTTGTCGAATTTTTGGACGGCGTTTTTACAAGTTTATATCTGGGAAACAACGGAAACACAATAAAACAAGTTACAAAAAAAATCGTTAAAAGCGAAGAGACCCTCGGCGTTTATAACAGCGAATTAGCAAAATTCAGAAAAACACACCCGAACCCCAGTCCGCATTTTGAAAAAGCCATAGAACAAATACATAAAGAATGGCACTAAAAAATTTTTATAGGAGGTCTTTATGAAAGACACAAAAACAGGGCAATTATTCGGATTAATAATTGCGACACTTTTCACGGGCGGAATGATTTTTTTCATTCAGGACACGGCTTCGGCTTCGGCTATCGCCATGACGTTTACGGCGATTGTCGGCGTTTTTATTGGTCTTGACATTGCGTTAATGATTAAAAAAACGTCCGAAATGACAACGGGCTACAAGGAAATTAATTCGCATCGCTATATTGCAGGGTTAATTATTTTTTCCCTATTGCTTATCGAAACTTTTTATATTTCCGCCGCCTTCCGGCGAAACTGCGATTCCCTTTATACAAGTTTCGGAATTGGCTTCCTTGTCATAATCGGCGGACTTATCGCCGGGGTCGAAGGGAATAAAATAGCGACGGAAGGGCAAGCCGAACCCCCGAAGTCGGAATAAAACTTGCGACGTCGCAAGTCGTAAAAAGTAATAGAGGGGGTTTTTATGACGGCTTATATTATTTTAGGCGTTTTTATTTTTCTTGTCGTTTCAAACCTTGCCAGTTTTTTAGTCGGCATGGCGAAGGGATATAAAAAAGCGACGGGGGATTATGCCGTCGAAAAATTAAAACAAGAAAACGACGCCAAAATTTACGAACAAGCAAAAAAAGACATAAAACAGGAGGTCACAAAAAATGCCGAAGACAAAAAAGCGGAACTGGCGGGTCATTCTAATTCTAGGGATCAGTTTAACGCTATTAACGACAGCCTGTCTAACAAACCAAAAAATTGAATTTGTCTATGACGTCCCGGACGTTACCTTTCCGACGTTTCCCCCGCCGGATTGCGTGACCTTCGACGAAGAGACAGGGCTTGTTTCCCTGCCCCTTTGGTATTGGCTTTTAATAGCGGATTACAAAATTGACGTCGACGCCATAGAACAATATATTAATTCCCTTCGCAAATTGCAAAGGGAACGGCTGGGGATTAAGGAGACACAATGAAAATTCAAGAAAATTATTTAACGCAAAATATTTTTTCAAGACCGGGAACGCCCCTCGGCAAGGTCAAGGGGATTGTCATTCACTGGGTCGCAAACCCGAAGACGACGGCGGAACAAAACCGAAACTATTTTGAATCCTTAAAGTCGCAGGGTTCCGGCGACAATCAAAAACGGTACGCAAGCGCCCATTTTATAATCGGGCTTGAAGGCGAGGTCATTCAATGCCTATTGGAAAACGAGGTCGGCTATCATGTCGGCGCGGCAAGTTATACCGACAAGGCAAAAAATGAATTATCGACATACCCGAATAATTGCACTTTGGGAATTGAATTATGCCATACAAACTGGGAAGGCGAATTCACGGCGGCGACGCTTCAGGCGTGTAAAGAATTAATCCTTGAATTATGCGAACGGTATAATTTGGGCGAAAAAAATATTTACAGACACTTCGACGTGACGGGCAAGGACTGCCCCCTGCTGTTTGTTAAAGACCCGAAAAAATGGGACGAATTTTTATTTTTTGTTTTTCATCAAAGTTAATAGACCGTCAATGTGAAAACGAGGGAATATTTTTTTAATGATTAAACTAGCAGTAAACGACGTTATAGCGCCCGGCTATATTTCCGATTCAAGCATTAAAGAACAATTAAAGCCCATAACGCCCGGCGAAGAAATCGAAATCGAAATTAATTCGCCCGGCGGTTATTGCGTCGAATGCAACGCAATATTTAACACTATCTGCGAATATGCGAAGACACACCCTGTGTCGGTATTTATTAACGGAATCGCCGCCTCCGCCGCCAGTATTATCGCCATAGCCGCCCGGACGGTAAACCCGAAAAACGTCGTCAAGGTCAGGGAAAATTCAATATTTTTTATACATAACCCCCTCGATTTTGAATTTGGCGATTATCGCGCCATGTTAAAAATGGGCGATTACTTGCAACGCCTTGCGACGATGTTTGCGAATATTTATTCCGGCGTTACCGGGGAAACAATCAAAAAAACACAATCGGCAATGGACGAAGAAACTTATTATATCGGCGGCGAAATTAAAGACGCAGGGTTTGCGACGGAACTTGACATAATTAATCAAAACGCAAACCCCCAGCCCGAAGCCCGCGCCTCAATGATTGCTTCCGTCGAAATGAGAATCGCCGACGCAAAAAGAAAAATCCGGGAAATAGAATCCGTCAATGATTACGAAAAAGCGGCGGCGTTACTTGAAACAACGGCGTCCAATATGAAACTGGCTATTCAGGGGGGAACCCCAAATAATAGNNAACCCCAAATAATAGCGACGGCAGTTTGTCCGTCGAACCAAAAAATAAACCGGGGGAGACTACTCCTGCCGGGGGGAAGGTGGGAAAAATGACCCCTGAAGAACTATTAGCGCAAAACCCCGAATTGTACCGGGCAATATTTGCGCTCGGACAAAAGGCGGAACGTGAGCGCGTAACAGCCCATTTGAACATCGCCGAAAAATCGCAGTCATACGAAACTGCGGCGAAGTTTATAAAAGACGGCGCGTCGGTTACGTCCGAAACTGTGCAGTCGGAATATTTGGCGCTTGCTATTAGCGGCAAACAAAACGCCGCCCGAATCGACGATAATCCGGGAAGCCTGAACGTCGGCGACGACGACGAAGACGACGCCAAATTAATGAAAATTTTTGAAGACGGTTACAACGGAAAACCGGCTCAAAGGAAGGGTTAATCATGGAAAAACGAAAAGTCGAAAATAAAAGCCTTTTTCAAGGCGATAACGATTTTGAAACCGGGATTTTAACCGTCGCCGCCGGGGTCACGGTTCCCGCCGGAGCGTTTTTGAAAAGAAACACAAACGGCAAATTTTCGGTCGTTACCGATACCGGGAATCAAACCCCCTGCGCAGTAAACCCCGTCGAAGTTAAAAACACGGGAACGACGGAAGCGGATATTCCCTTCAGGGCGCTGACTTCCGGGAAAGTCCGTCAAGATATGTTAAGCGTAAACGGCGAAGCGATAACCGACGCCGAGGCTGACATGATTCGCATATATGGCATAAGACCGAAAAAGGTTACAGACCTTTCATGGGTCGATTAAGGAGGTAGAATCGATGCCCGATTTTTTAGTCAAAGTTTTATCATGGTTTAACGCCCAGCCGGACATTAACCGAATGGGTTTTTTGTCGTCTTTATTCAAAGTGACGCCGGAGTCCTTTACGGATGCGACGGAAATTGAATTAGACCTTGTCCGAAGCGGCGAAGAGGTCGCCCCCGTCGTTACTAATCTTTCGACAGGCGCTGTGACAATCGTCGAAGACGCATTTGAAACGGCGAAGGTTCCGTTCCCTGTTTATGCGCTTGACAAGCCCGTCGATATATCGGAATTAATGGGACGTCAGCCAAATGAAAGCGCCTATGTCGGGGACAAGGTAGACTGGCTCGGACGCCTTGCGCGAAAACTTGTCAGCGGATTTACGAAGATGACCGGCATGGTTAAAAGGTCGGTCGAACTTCAGGCTTCGCAAGTTTTGCAAACGGGGACAATCAATTTGACGAACGAAAACGGAAAGGTCGTTTATAAATTAGACCTGAAGCCGAAGGCGTCACACTTCCCGACCGTTACGGTTTCTTGGGGCGTCGCCGGTTCCGATCCTATCGCCGACATTCGCGCCGTTTCGGACATAGTCCGCGCCGACGGGTTATGCGACGTTAAAAATTTAGTCATGGACGACGAATCCCTCGAAAACTTTTTGAAGGACGCCCGGGTTCAACGTGACTTGAAAATGGACGGATTAAGAC